CCAGCGGTTGTTTTACGCTACCTCAAAACTATGAGGCCGGCGATTGCTTCTTCAACGATAAGTTGGAGTCGCAAGAAAACATCGACATCCCCTTCTATGGGGAAGTTGTCCTCGGTACTGAAACCCCACCGCGGGGTGACAGCCCTTTGTAAACGGTACTTTGGCTTGGAATTACTCCTAAATACCATGGAGTACCGCCGAATACCACCTGCTAGCATGACCTTAAGAAGGGCTGGCTCATTGTAAGAGCCGTTACAAAGCCGATTAAGATCATTAACCCATTGGATGAACTTCTTTGGTTTACCATCGAGAGAACATCCAATTTCGTAGCTAAACCAAGGCTCGGTCGTAAAGACTGAGGGCTTTGGCCGCCACGCTTCGTACCGCCACAGGCCTTCCATATCTGGGTCGCAACTCGGCATCGGTATTCTGATGCCCGCAGTCACGGCTTCGTCCGGAGGCACAACGGGGGGTACCCGCTCCATGACCTCGACAAGAGCCCGAAGGGTCCCTGTCAAAGGTATATCATGGATCGCGGACCAGAGGGCTAAGCGGTTGAAAGCAGAGGCTAAGTCTTGATCTGTGGAGTAATCTTTTAGATATACCCCACGTACGTCGACACCCTTAAAGTAATCGGTGCCGCAAGACTCCCTGAAGAAACCGCAGGCATAACTCTTTTCAAGATTAACCTTTAAACCGCAAACGTGCAAAACTTCGCACATAAGCGGATAGGCCAACGTCGGCACAACGATGTCGTCGCCGAACACTCCCCACTTACCTTTCACGCCAAGGATATCAAGGCATGACTGTACTATAGAGGAGAGAATAAGAGTCTGCAAGGGGAAGGTAAAACCGTTCCCCATGGTCGAGCACATATTCAACGCAACCTCTTTGCCGGCATATTCTGCGGCTTCGGGGCAATGCTGAACAGTGTTCGAATTAATACGGACGATAGGCGTACGAAGAATTTTAATCCACCGTACGACGCTCGGAGGAAACAGGAACTCAACCAGGCCAAGACTTATATAGTCACTGCACTGAGTCAAGTCTGCAGTTGCATACTCGCCATCTACCGATCCGCGGCGAGCCAGCTCTGAATTCAGAGTCGGCTGCGTTGAAAAGTTAATGTCGAATACACGATCCAACACCGTCTCAAAGATTCTACCTAAACCAAGTTGGAAATAGGTGTCTAGAGATGGTTCCGTGATGACAATGCGTTTCTTCTTAAAGGACTTCGGAACAAACGTCAAATTGCCATAAGCAGTGTGCTGCGCGCGTCCCCATCTAGCTTGTCTCGCCATTTCGGCAGCTTCGCAGAGGGGGTTGTGACGCACGCTGAGCTCGTACCAGGATCGTACGAAATCCGACCCAGCAGTCTGAACGGAGTCTCCAACCTTGAAATAAAGGAGTGAAGGCTTAGCGCCCAAACCCACGGACCTGCCCGGTCCAAAACGGGCATGACTCTCTATAGAACCCATTGTTGCAACAGGCTCGCCGTTTACATGGAAAGCATTATATAAACGGTGGCGTGCCTCATTGAGTACGAGGCCGACAGCAGGATTGCCGTCGTAAGCCGAGAGAGTTCCCGCGTCGATCCCTTCACAGGCCTTGTTGGCCTCAAGGAACGACGCAAGAGTATCGAATAGAGCGGACGGTGCCTCTTCTACTTCCGACTTTTTGAAGACGGAACAGAGTAAGGCGTACCTGGCAAAGTCTCGAACTGAAAGTTCGGATTCGCAAGGTATTCCACTCGGGAATGGATCAAACCTAGAACCTGTAGGCTCCGGGTAGAGATCCAGATCGACGCACAGATGCTCAAAAAGAACAGTACTAGCAACACTGGTACAATCCATTTCAACTTCCTCAGTAAGGAAAGGAGAGACTGCTCAAACACAGACGGCATCAAATTACACCGTCAATGAGAGCTGCAGCAATACCACTGGCTTGTTGATTAAACAGCCCACCGAGAAAGGACATTAAAGCCCGAACCTCGGCAGGGTCTGCGGTGTCAACACCCGCTGGAACCGAAAACTCGCCCCGGAAAAGAATTGGGACGGAAGCTTGGCCAGTAAGCGGGGTAGCCCCTTTTGAAACCACCATCTTCCAGATGTTCCGGGGGACGGCGGCGAGTCGACCCGTTGAAGGGTTGACCAAGGAAAGTGGCTTGAAAGTGGCGGGCCTCGTGAAACTCACGAAGAAGGGCGATGACATTGAATGTACAGAGACATCCGTCTGTGTACCGCCCAAGGCCGTAACCACGTATTGCTTCCCCAGGGATGAGGGGGCAATGTCAGCTGCGATGGTGTACGTCGGAGACGTAAGACCAGTTACTGTTGCACCCGTTACGGGTGTAGTAGGAGCAAAGCTCATAGGTATTTCTCATGAGTGGTGTTACGATGGCGTGTAGCGGAATGCTACGTCGCGTAGTTTCTGGCTAGACAGAACGGCAGTGTTGAACAATTGTCCAACCGTCGGGTCTTGCCAGTTGATGTCCTTAATACCAACGGACAAGTCTGCTTTTTCACGATTAAGGGAGACTTTGACAAGCCTTCCCGGTACCATAGCAAATGGCCAAGTCACCGGCTTAAATGTGCCAGGTAACCCATAGCTGATACATCTACCGTCGCTTAAAAGCTTGGTAGTCATACAGCTATAGACCAGGTCAGAGGTATCTGTGAAAACGCCACCTAAAACGTCGCCCACGTTGACAAAGTAGTCAGCTAGGAACGAATAAGGTGTGAGCTCCCAAGCTGCTGGTACGATATCACGAAGCTGTAACCCGTTAATTTGGTTAAACTTCGCCATTGAAGCGGGACTTTTTGAGTGACGCATCGCACCAACAATTCGGACATAGCCTGAGGCTTTGATCTCGAAAAACACTCCCACAGTCTGTGAGGAGCCCTCTAAAGCAAGGATGTTATTCGCAGAATACAGTTTTGATTCTTCGACTGGGATTGTAACCCGGAGCCTAATAACCTCTGGTTCTTCAAATATTTTCGAGCAATTCCCCAACACCGCTTGGATATCTCCAACCAGCGGCATAACCCCGTACGTCCACTGCAAATAGGCTTTCTCCATCATATCCTCCAGTCGACTCGAATTTTTTCGATATAATCGCTGTAGGACTGTGAAGTGCCTTGCAGAGTTCGCATTTTGGCGGATAATACCCCTTAGGGGGTGTTTAACCATGCTAATCGTCTCTTTCAACTCGCCCAGAAATGCAAGACCCTGAAAAGGCGTCTGCTGCTCTCGAATTTTTGAGAGAAAGGCAAGTCTAGCAGTCGATTTAGCACGAACCACTGATGCTGATTGCGGTATCCCACGCGTAAAAGATTGCGCAGCGAAACTGCTTAAGCCTGGACTCCCCCTTAATTGGGAAGAACGTAGAGCATGTGGAACAAAGAGTTCCCTCCACGTCCAGTACCAGTCAACATTCATTTGCTTCCAATAGGAGCCACGAGCGGGCCAGATCACACGCGAATATGGATGAGTCGCGTCGACCATAGCTTTAATCTTCTCGCGCCACTTCGGATCGTCAATGACACCGCTGCGGCTATCCAAACCATGATTGACATATGGGTAAACTGCCCATGCTTTGTCTGTATCTTGTTTGGTAGCAACAAAAACAGCGATGCCACGGACTCTAGAGGTGCGCATAAGATTTCCTATGTTGAATCAGGGATGACATAGGGCGCCCCAAGGGG